TCCCTGGACTTTATGATAGTTTTGGATTCCCTGAGTTTGATGCTCTCTACTTACAATATGAGAAAGATTCGTCCATTAAGAAAAAAACTGTTAGGGCACAAGAACTCATCCTTAACCTTCTTAAAGAACGTGCGGAAACGGGTCGAATTTACATTATGAATATTGACCACTGCAATTCTCATTCTTCTTTTAAGGATAAAGTCAATGTGAGTAATCTTTGCCAAGAGATTACTCTACCTACTGACCCACTTCAGCATATTGACGATGAAATGGGTGAAATTGCTCTCTGCATTCTTTCTGCTATTAATGTTGGTAAAGTAAAATCCGATGAAGAACTTGAGGAACTTTGTGACCTTTCTGTTCGTGGTTTGGATGAATTAATTGACTATCAAAATTATCCCGTAGTGGCGGCAGAAATCGCCACCAAGGCACGTCGTTCTCTTGGTGTAGGGTTTATTGGTCTTGCGCATTATTTGGCAAAACTTGGGTACAATTATGATTCTCAGGAAGCATGGAATGCCGTCCATGGTCTTTCGGAATCATTTCAATATTACTTACTAAAATCTTCTAATCAACTTGCTAAAGAAAAAGGGCACTGCGAATACTTTGGTCGTACAAAATATGCAGATGGCATTCTTCCTATTGACACATACAAAACTGATGTAGACGAAATTTCTTCTATTCCATTGCAGCATGATTGGGAAACTCTTAGAGCATCTATCTTGGAACATGGTCTCAGGCACTCAACACTGTCCGCACAGATGCCATCGGAGAGCAGTTCCGTTGTGTCAAACGCAACAAATGGAATCGAACCTCCTCGTGGATTCCTGTCCATTAAGAAAAGTAAAAAAGGACCACTTAAACAGATCGTTCCGCAGTATCATACACTTAAGAACAATTATACTCTTCTTTGGGATATGAAATCTAATCGTGGTTATATTAATGTTGTTGCCATGATGCAAAAATTCTTTGACCAAGCGATTAGTGGAAACTGGTCTTATAATCCAGAAAATTATGATGATAATGAAGTTCCAGTGTCCGTGATGGCACAAGACTTTTTGAACTGTTATCGCTATGGTTGGAAAACAGCATACTATCAAAACACTTATGATATTAAAACTGATGAAGTAGTTGAGGAAAAACCTAATCTTCAATCACTTCTTCAAGAACTTTCTGGTGCCGAAGAGGAAGATTGCGAAAGTTGTAAAATTTGACTGGAGTAAATACTATGTGTGTGCTATAATTCAAAGAGATGAAAATTTCAATTTCTAAAAACAATGAATTATAAAAAAATATATAATTCTTTGATTGAAAGTCGTAAAATAAATTTCTCTGAAGAACTTGGTGAAATGCACCACATAGTTCCAAAGTGTCTGGGTGGGGATGATAATGTAGATAATCTGGTAAAATTAACTTTTAGAGAGCATTTATTGGCACATAGATTATTATCTAAAATTTATCCAAGTCATCCTGGACTAAACTATGCAGTTGTTCTACTTTCCAAAGGTAATTTTGGTAATAGAAAATTGCATCCAAAAGGAATGAAATGTAAAACTCAATCAAAAAAAGCAAGGCAATTAGTTTCTGAATATATGAAACTGAATAACCCAAATAAAAATAAATCTCCTTGGGACATACCTTCTTCAAATGAAAGTAGTAAAAAAATCTGGGAAAAGGCAGATTATTACTATCAAAAATGGATTGAGATGGGAAAACCAAGTTATTATAAACTTACATCAAATTTAAATGAAAAGTGGAAATCATCTCATCAAAATATGGTAATGAAATTTAAATGTGGATGGATACCAAATGAAGATGTACAATGGACTACCTGGAGGTCAAAAAATGCAGTTTAAAATATCTTCCACAGAAGAACCACAAACAAATGTTAAAGGAATGACGGTTTTTAATACGGAAAATATTGATAGAAAAAAACAACCAATGTTCTTTGGTGCTCCTCTTGGAGTTCAAAGATATGATTCATACAAATATCCTATCTTCGATAAACTGACTACTCAACAACTTGGATATTTCTGGAGACCTGAAGAGGTATCTCTTCAGAAGGATCGTGGAGATTATCAAACTCTTCGTCCTGAGCAGAAGCATATCTATACTTCTAATCTGAAGTATCAGATTATGCTTGATAGTGTTCAGGGTCGTGGTCCTGGTATGGCATTTCTTCCATATTGCTCACTTCCTGAATTGGAAGCATGTATGGAGGTGTGGGGATTTATGGAAATGATTCATAGTCGTTCTTATACCTATATCATCAAAAATATCTATTCAGACCCTTCTGAGGTATTTGATACTATCATTAACGACAACCGCATTCTAGAACGTGCTAAGAGCGTTACAGAGTCTTATGATGACTTTATTCAATCGGCACAACAGTATGGTGTATCTGATACTTGGATGCACAGACTTGAAGGAGTCTCATACGCAAAAGAAACAATCAACGATGTCAAACGAAAACTGTACAGAGCAGTCGCAAACGTTAATATTCTTGAAGGTATTCGCTTCTACGTTAGTTTTGCTTGTAGTTTCGCCTTTGGTGAACTTAAGCTTATGGAAGGATCCGCTAAAATCATTAGTCTCATCGCAAGAGACGAAAACCAACATTTAGCAATTACTCAAAATATTTTGAATAAGTGGAAAGATGGTGATGATGCGGAAATGAAACAAATTATGAAAGAAGAAGAAGAATGGACATATGCAATGTTTGACCGTGCTGTAAATGAAGAAAAACGTTGGGCAGATTATCTGTTCAAAGATGGAAGCATGATCGGACTTAATGACAAACTATTACAGCAGTATGTCGAATGGATCGCAAATCGTAGACTAAAGGCAATTGGTCTTAAACCTCAATATGATATTTCTGCAAATAATAATCCACTTCCATGGACTCAACACTGGATTTCCTCCAAAGGACTTCAAGTAGCCCCACAAGAAACAGAAGTCGAAAGTTATGTCGTAGGAGGCATTAAGCAAGATGTTACCAAAAATACTTTTGCAGGATTCCAACTATGATGAATGGTGTGAACAAGCAATTCTAAATGCTTATCAAGAAGCAGCAGAATGTGATGAGTTTATGTTTGGAGATTATGACTATTGTAAAGAATGGTTAGGAGTAAATGGCTAGTTGCGTATAGATAAAGGAGGTTATTCCTCCTTTTTTTATGCCTAAAAATCAACTAGTTAAAGATGAATTGAAAGTTCGTATTTTGGGATTAAAGAATAAACTCCACAAAGACCATATCAGACCTGAGATGGATATGAAAGGACTTGCCCATAAATATCTGAACGAAGTCCTTGATATAATTGATGAGTACAGATATTGACTATGAAAATCCTTGGGTTTATAATGGAAAACCTTTTACTTCGGATTGTATTCAAGATAATTTTGGTTTTGTTTATCTTATCCAGAATAATCTTAATAGTAGGAAATATATTGGTAGGAAGTATTTTTGGCAGTTTAGAACTCCAAAAGGTAAAAAACGTAAAGTAAAATCAGAATCAGATTGGAAAAAATACTATGGGTCTTGTCCAGAACTTAAAGAAGACATTGACAAATTTGGCAGAGAAAATTTTAGTAGAACTATCGTATCATTACATAAAACAAAGGGCAAAACAAATTACGAGGAGACAAGACAGCTCTTTGTTCACAATGTCCTCATCGAATCTCTTGACAATGGAGAACCAGCATTCTACAATTCGAATGTCCTCTCCAGATATTTCAGAAAAGATTACTATGAACGCAACGACTGAAGATATCGTATCGCATGTGAGAACTTGGTCTCTTGATCGTGCTGCAAATATGAATATTAATAAAGAGGATGCTCGCGCAATTCTTGCTGAGTTCTATGAGTGGATTGAACCTGAAGATGACGAACTAGAAATTATGTCTCTAGAACCAGAAGATTGATAAATATATTTTTTAATAATTGAAAAAAATGACCGAACAGCAACAACATCTTGCAAATCTTTTAGAGCAGAGAAGTCAATTGGATGCTCAAATTGCACAAAATAAGGAACTGTTTTGGAAAGTTCAAGGAGCTATTGAGTACTTAACTCAAATTGGAGTTACCTTACCTGAACCAGAACAAGAAGAAACCCCTGAAGAAGTAGACTCTTGACAAAATCTAAATAAAAACTTATAATGTTTATAACCCACTCAAAAAGTGGGTTTTTCGCTATGAGAAAGTGAGTGACAATTAGAGCCGTGGAAAGTGCCCTCCGAGAGGAGTGGTGTACCCCCTTTCTATACGGATGTAGAGTTCTATTAAAATTAATGCAACAATTCTTTACTGTAGCCCTGCCTCTTCTGGCATCGGTTACAACCAATATGGCAACACTGCCGATATTTCCTCCTTTGACGACACCACCGGTGCCGTTTTCTGTTATTAAGGAGTTTGAAGCACCGACAGCGACCAAAGAGGTTGCTCCCGAAAAACCAAAAGAGAAAAGGCTAATTTGTAAAGGGTGTTCAGAACATGAATCACTTGCCTTGAATTATTTTCAAGAGCAAGGAATTAAAGACAGAAACGCCCTTGCTACTATCCTGGGCAATATTAAGCAGGAATCTATGTTCGTGCCTAATATTTGCGAAGGTGGTAGTAGGACTCAGTACCATCACTGCGGTCGTGGTTATGGTCTGATCCAATGGACATCTGCCGATCGTTATTATGGATTGGGTGATTTTGCTAGAAGATTTGGTGGAAATCCATCATCTCTTCAAACGCAACTTGGTTATCTAACGACTGAGGTTCAATGGAAACGAATTGAAGACAGGATGAAAACTCCCGGTAAGTCTATCAATCGTTACATGGACTATGCGTATAGTTGGATTGGTTGGGGCATTCATGGTGCCCGCACTTCGTATGCTCATGAGTATGCTTCCAAACTGATCACGGTAGAAGTTTGATACAATAGAATAATAAATATAGGGGAGTGCTGCAGACCTCCCCTTTTTAGTAGAATGAAAACATTTCAAGAGTTTATATCTGAGACATATTTTATTGTAGAAAAGCGTGGAGGAAATCCCAAGTATAGTGATGAACACGCCAATATAAGTTTATACAATCATTTGGTATCTTCTCCTGAAGTAAGAGAACTAATCAGCAAAAAAGATTTTGATTCTGTAAATCAAATAATTGCACAAGAACTGGAAACAGTAAAAAGTGATCCTAAACATCCTTTAAATTTTAAAAATGCTTCGGATGAAGGATTTTCTGGAAAGAAAAAAACTTCGGAGCACGAGAAAGTATATTATTCAGAGATAGAGAGATCTGTTCCTGGATTCTTGGGAATGATTCAGAGTAAAAAGGGCGGAAATATTGCGGCAAAGGGATGGTTAGGTAGAGTATCTGGCGGTGAGCACGAACAATCAAAAACATCCTGGAAAGGAAATGTAAAGGGTCAAGGAAGATTTGATTATGTTTTTTCCGACCCAGAAGATCCGAGAAAGAATCATCGTGTGAGTGGAAAAGATTATCGTGGATCTCAAGCTGGATCTGCTCAAGCGGATCAAGCAACTGCAACTCTAGAAAGAGGTGTAGAAGTTGCTGCTCAGAAACAGTTAAAAACAATATTAGCAAATAAACCAAAGAAAAAATCAGGAGAAACTGATCAGGAATATAAGGAAAGGGTATCAAAATATAAAGTAGATTCTAGAGAAAAGAAAAAAGAAATTGTTTCTTCTAGTAAGGAAACTCTTGATAAGATTAAAGAGTTGATGGCATCCACTAAGGGAATGACTCCGGAGGGACAAAAAGATGTTTATACTCAAGTTCAAGCACATATTGATGGATTAGAAAAAACAGTGCCTGGAGTAAAACGTGCTGCTGGTCAAGAAATGCTTCAGGGAAAGGGGCAGTTTTCTAAAGGTAAAACGGCACAATCTATGTGGACTACTGGTGGTGAGGAATCATCATTCAGAGATCCCAGACAACAATCAGTTAGTTTAAGAGCAAGAGCAGGTAAAGGAAAAGGAAGGGAGATGGCAGTTGCTGGAGATATTCAAGCAGCACCAAAAGAAAAGCAAGCACAAAAAACAAGACAATCATCATTTTCTCTTTTTAGTCGCCAGGCACAAGTGGCAGCACAAAAACAACATGCTCAAACAGCAGCAGAACTTGAGCAACAATCAGCATCTGCAGAAACTGTTCTTCAAGCAGCACAGAAGGATGCTGCTGATGCAATGGTTGTTCGAGGATCAAACGGAAAACCAGTTCCAAGAAAGAATGCATTTTTCCTTCAAAACAATCCAGGAGAAGCAGAAAGACATAATCAAAATCTTGCTGTAGCAAACAATGCCGTAACGGCAGCTCAGAGCAACCTAGATGCCGCTGTAACCGCCCATAGAACGCATATCAGCACTCCACCAACTTCGACAAAACCAGCATCATCAGCACCGCAAAAGACGCAACAGCAGGCACCACAACCTTCAGTTCCTCAACCAGTTAAATCACCTCAAGCATCAGCACCACAACCAGTTGCAACTCCTGAGGATGAAAAAGAAAAGAGAAGAAAAGAAATGATACAAAGAATGAATGCTGCAGGAAAAGAAAGAGGACTTCCTGCTTATGCATAATAAATACAGAGGAGTGTTGCTACTCCTCTTTTTTTATGTTTAATTTTAATTTCGGAAAGAAGAGACTGGATAAGAAGCAGATAATCCTCATAAGCGTCATACTCAGTGGTATCGTAGCAACCCTCTCCCAATGCACTGGAGCGTCCCAGGAGCGCCTCTGGGACCTCCTAGACGAGGTTCAGAGGACTCTGTTCCCTCAGACCATAATCAATGATGTGCTGCTCCAGGACCCTGGTGTGGTGGATAGGAGGGTCAAGAGAGACGTTGATAAAGCAATCCGTGATTATGAACGCTTGACAAGGGACTCAGAACCACCTAGAGTACCTTTGCCCAGGTTGATAGAGAAAGCTTTAGATACTTCTAAGTGTTATACTGAAGAGTGTAAGAAACTTGGAGGAGAAATGAGACTCTGTTCACCATGGATTGACACCTGTAAAAAAGAATAGTACAATAATCATATGAGCAACGGGGGTCCAAACCTCGCGTAAGTCTCTCACCTCCTATGCCTCTCAACGATGCACAAACCTGGAGGTCTCTTATGGGCAAGTAGCATAATGGATAATGCAGCATCCTTCTAAGATGTCGATTGGGGGTTCGAGTCCCTCCTTGCCTGCTTTATAAATAGATTAGAAAGTTTTATTCTATCCATTAATGTCATCACAGACTTGTTCCAAATGCAAAATTTCTTTAAATGAAGAAACTGGGTATAAAAAAGGAAAGGGGTTTCAATCTTTATGCCGTACCTGTTTTAATACTTATTGTATGGATAGGTGGATAAAAAGAAAAAAAGATGCCATCTCCTACAAAGGAGGTAAATGTATTCGTTGTGGTTATGATAAATTTTACGGAGCGTTGGAATTTCACCATACGGATCCAAATCAAAAAGATGTAGATTGGCAAAAATTAAGACTTCGTTCTTGGGATGCCATCACTAAAGAATTGGATAAATGTATATGTGTATGTGCCAACTGTCATCGTGAGGTTCATCATGAAATACTTAATACTGCAGGTCTAGACGCTTGACAAATCGCAAAATTTATTCTACAATATAAAAACAAAATAAAAGTCTTATAAATAAACACACTTAGGTCGAAAACAATGTCTTTTCAAATGAACAAACAGATTAGTACTCTTGATTGCCGCTGGCATATTGAGGGAACTCCCCTGTTTGCAAATATGGAAAGACATATGTAAGATGTAATCCATAAAAGCAAAAGACAGGGGAGAGAAACCAAAAGTTTCCTCCCCTTTTTTATTGCCTGTGACAGTTTCCTAAGTGCCCACTAATCTCCCCCCAGAGACCAAACAGTGGTATTCTTAAAGGGTGGTTGAGAGAGACCACACCGAACCTAGACAACTGAATATTTATCCATATTATTGGGGTGGTTCCCGTAGCGGCGAACGGACCTGGCTTTTAACCAGAGATTATACACCGTGGGTTCGAGTCCCACCCGCCTCATTAGGTTCTCTTGAAACGGACTCTTGGGGGAGATTTAACGCTCCTCAGTGCCGTAACTCCATTGAACCTATCTGGGAGAGTGTCTACTGTTGGCAACGTAGTACCAGTCTGTAAAACTGGAGTGGTTTTTTAGCCTCAGG